ATAGGAGAAAAAACATTTGTTACTTTTGATGCTTTTCATTCTGATGCAGGAATGCATCCTACTTTAGAAACTGTTTATTGGGCGCATAATATTAGAATACAAAAAATTAAAGATCTTAAGGATCCTGATTGGGTTAATAGATAAAAATTTAAAATCTCTCAACTCTTCCTTTTTTATATTTAATTGTTCTAGCTCTATTTATTCTCTTTTTTCCTAATTCTTTAAATGTTTTAGGTGTTTTTTTTGTAATTCTTTTAGTAGGTCTATAAACATCATTTTTATATTTATAACCTACAGTTCCTCTTTGATTTCTCCATTTCTCTCTAAACCATCTAGCTAATCCTTTATCTCGATTTTTATGTCCTATATATGGATCTTTATTTCCATATTTTTTCTTAAAACTCTTTTTATAAGCTTGAACTAATAAACCACTTCTATATGCGCTGTGTTTTTTGATTTTTTTATATATTCTTTTTTTTGTTTCATTATATAGCTTTTGATCACGCGGTTCCATATATATATTAGTTATAAATATAAAATTGATAATAATTATTAAATATATATTTTCTTAAAGATGAGTAATAACCAACCAATACAGTTAGGTTTATGTTGTTTAAATTTGACAATGAGAGAACAAAAACCATCGGTATTTTCTTCAAGATCTATTATCTTAAAGACATTAAAAGATAAGGGAGTAGATTTTTTAAAAGAAAAAATTATTGAAAATTTAAAAGATACTTTAAAACTAATTGAATGGAATGAAGAAAATGGTATAAAAGTTTTTAGACTTAGTAGTGAATTATTTCCACATAAATCCAATCCAAAAGCTCAACATTATGATTTCGATTTTGCGAAAGATTTATTGAAAGAAGTTGGACTTTTAGCCAAAAAATATAATCAAAGACTTACTTTTCACCCTGGACAATATAATGTTATTGCTTCACCTAATTTAGAAGTTTTTAATAATACACAACTTGATTTGGATTATCATGCTTCGGTATTAGATCTAATGGAATTAGATAATAATTCAGTAATGGTAATTCATGGAGGTGGAGTTTTTAAAGATAAAGAAAAAACAAAATTTCGATGGTGTGAAAGGTATTTAATGTTGCCTGACCATATTAAAAATCGATTAGTGTTAGAAAATTGTGAAAAGAATTTTTCAATCCAAGATTGTTTAGATATAGCCGAAAAAGTTAATATACCAATTGTATTTGATACTCATCATTTTGAATGTTACAAACAATTACATCCAGAAGAATGTTTTAAAGATCCTGAATATTATATTCCTTTAATATTAAAAACTTTTGAAAAAAGAAATATTAAACCTAAATTTCACGTAAGTGAACAAGGTTCTGGTAAAATAGGTCATCATAGTGATTATATAGAAGTTATACCAAACTATTTATTAGAAATTCCTAAAAAATATGGAATAAATATTGATATTATGATTGAAGCTAAAATGAAAGAACTTGCTATATTTAAATTATATGAAAAATATCCATTTTTAAATTGTAAAAGTGATAATAGTATACCATCTTGTGAATTATGTCAAGAAATAGAAGGTCAGGATTGTGAGTGTTGTAGACCGAAATTTACAATTAAAGTAAAAAAAAACAAAAAAAAACTATTGTAGATAGAATATATTATCAAAATTATAAAGATATTTTCCCAAAAATATTATCTCATCACTAGATCTATTCCATTCTTCTGGAGAGATTATAGATAAAATTTCTTTATTGTTTATTTTATAATGATAATAATAATTTCCAACTACTTTTTTACAAGTCATATCTAATGAATGTAAATGATCATTTATACTTATATTATTTATAATTTCTTTAGCTTTCAATTGCAGATTAGCAATTTGTTCAGCTAATAGCATTAATTGTCCATATCCAGAATAATTATTTTTTATTGTATCTATTTGATGATCATCATTTAAAGATAACATTTTAAAAAGTCTTGTACTTACATCTTTATCTAAATTAGATAATGCCATATATTATTATATAATTAATTTTTTATATATTAATTATATAAATGAAAGAAACAATTATAAAATTTCAACGAGGCCCTTTTCCAAAAAAATATACTGCATTTGTTCGTAATAAAAAAACCCATAAAATAAGAAGAATAAATTTTGGCGATAGAAGATATCAACAGTATAAAGATAGAACTCCTTTACATTTATATTCAAAGTTAAATCATTTAACAAGAAAAAGACAAGAAAATTATTTTTCTAGACATTCTGGAACTAAAAAACGTGGCGTTGCTATCAAAAAAGAAATTAGAAAAAGTCATGGTTATTATAATCCTAAAATATTAAGTCATGAATATTTATGGTAATAATAAAATTATATTATAAATTTTATTATTTTTATTTTATTATATTTAAAATACTTAATTCGATAACGCTACAATGTTGGCTTCGGTTAATTTATCTAAAATACTTACTTTATTTGATTTACTACTAATCCAAGTTTTTTCTAAGTTAGGATGTTTTTCTACTTTGAAAAATTCACGCCACAAATCTTTATCTTTATTATAACATTCTTTGTAGTAAACAACATATTTTTCTAACATATCTTGTGTAATACCTTCAGGTAATGGTCTTGCATTATGTTTACGAGTAAGCTTAGGTCTGTTTGAATTTTGTTCACTTTGTGTTGCCCATCTTAAATTCTCTCGTCTATTATCTAATTTATCTTGATTAATGTGATCTACACTATAATTCTCTCCAGGTTTGTCTTCAATTCTACGCATAATTAAATCATGTAAGTATCTGGTAGTTCCATCTAGTTTACAGCATATATAACCTCCACCACATTTGTAGACTTTCCAAAAATACCAAGTTGTATTTAAATTATCAATAAAATCAACATCAATAGTAGATATTTTACTTTGAACATATTGTTTCTTTCCACGACCATAGTTACATCTCAAAAATTCGTAATTTTCTTCATTTTTCATAATAATAAATTATTATTATGAAATTTTAAGTCAATTTTTTTATTATTTTTTTTTAAAATTTTTTGTGACCATTTATGCACTCTAATTACTGTACGCCAATCCGCCCATACCACTCATAATACGGAGAACATTGTAGTTAGTGGCGTAGACACGAACCTTGGCGGTCGATGTGCCTTCAACAGTGGCATTCGAGAGGACGAGCTGAAGGGTAGCATTGTCAATTCTCGAGAAATTACAAGTGCCAGAGGGCTGGTGTTCCTCAGGGCGGAGGGCGAACGAGTAGACATTAATACCAGTGTCGGGGTTACGGGTGTGCGCCTGATAGGGCTGGACTAAATCGAAGTATGTTCCTTCACGCTCCGAGAAGCGATCCTGGCCATTAAGCTGAAGCTTGGCAGTGACAACGGGATTCTCACCCCAGCAGTGGAGGTAGAGCGAAGTTTCTGTGAGAACGAATGTACCCGCATCCGAAACAGTGGACTGGTCAGGCTGTCCTTCAGAGTGAGCTAAGTGAGGAACAGTGTAGGCACCACCTCTAAGAGTGGGATCCTTAGGAACATCAATATTAGGAGCACCTCCCTGATCATAGCCTGTGTGGGGAACACCATATGTGCTAGTACCAGGTCCTCGAGCAGTTGGGGGTCCAGTTGGGCCACCAGGAACTAAATCAGGATGGTTAGCGAAGAAGTCTAAACCGCCTTCAACGCCAACTGTGTTCCATAACCAAGCTCCAGTGACATCCTCAGCTCCAGCATCAACAAAGAGACCATCAGGGCCAATGAATGCATTGGAAGTAGGAGCACCGCCACCACCACCAGCAATCGAGTTAGGGCCACCAAACGAGTGAACAGCATTAGGAAGAGCATCAACCGCATCAGTGTAATTGAAGGGCTGAGCACCTAAGATTCTGTTAAGAAGCTCACCGCAGAGAAGCGACGAACAGTAATCAACATTAGCATCAGGCTGGACTACCCAGATAAGCTCCTTGCAAGGGTGATTGAAATTGAGCTTAATTTTATTGGAAGACGAACCAACCGACTCATCTCCAGTGAACTGAAGCTGTTCAATTAAATATTCGTGGGGATTCTGAGCCATACGTCTACGTTCATCAGTGTCTAAGAAAACATAGTCAACATAGAGCGAAGCCGCAACTAAAGACTGATTGTAAGCTGTGGTAACTTTAACACTGGCACCATTCTGGCAATCCGAAAGAGTGGAAACAGCCCATAAGCACTCATCAATAGGACGAATGTCAAGATTAATCTTAACTTCGTGATACTGGAGAGCAATTAAAGGAAGGGCAAGACCTGGATTGCGGCAATACCAGAATAAGAAAGGAACGTATAAAGTTGTTTCAGGGAGCGCATTTCTGGGTGTGCAAACCTGTCTAGGCGCATTGGAGTCGCAAGGACCATCAATGTCCGAGAACGAGGGATCAGTGATGAAGGTAAGCTGTGTAGTATTACCAATCATCTTGTAGTAACCACGTTCCTGTTCCGATGTAAGAGTGAGCTGATTCCAAATGTGCATCCAGTCACCATACTGACGATCAATTCTCTGACCACCAATTTCAACTTCAACCTGAGAGATTAACTGCTCTCCAGGGAAATCAAGCCATCTGGCATAAACATCATTTCCAAATCTAGGTAAGCCAGTAGGATCGGTAATTCCATAGCCGTTAACATTAGTAGGGTTAACATTGGGGTTGTTTTTCATCGACTGATTAATTTCAGGAAGTGTAACTTGTAAATAAGTTCTGAAAGCTAAATCACCATTACGGCTAATTGTACAGGTTACACGACGACCAAAGTCAGCCTGTCCGTTGAATGTCTGTTCAATAGATTCCATAGCAAAGTTAGTATATCTACGGTATGTAACCTTCCAGAAGGTAATTTGGGGATTACCAGTAAGGTAAACGTCCTGAGCACCATAGGCAACAAGTTGCATTAATCCTCCTCCCATATTATTATAATATTGCTAAAGAAAAAAAAATTATGCAAAACAATTTATTAATTTATTTAAAATAATATTAACACACTATTTTAAATTTATTGATTTTATTACCTATTAACATTATAGATTTTTTATTTTTTATAAAATTAATTTTATTATATATAGTAATAAATAATTTAATAGAGAAATCTTAATATAAAAATTATTAAATATTTATATTTAAATATAAATATGCCTAATTTTAAGCCTAAAAATTGTAAAAAATTAATTATAGATGAAAAGAAAAATGAAACATTAGATAGTAAACATAAAGATTTCCAAAATACTTTTTATGAAAATGACAACATAATTATTCCTAAATTGAATAAAGAAATTTCTGAGCTAAAAACTCAATTACAAGATTTAGATTTATCAATTGAAAAAAAATTAGAGGTTGAAGAAAACCTAGAACTTCTCAAAAAAGAAAAACAATATTACAAATGTCAAAAAAAACAATATTATCTACAAAATATGCAACATATATTTGATTATTTTGAAAGTAAAAAAAACATATCTAATGGATTAAATAATGAAAAAGTAAAATCTTTAAATAATTTTTTTAATATATCGACAGATAATCAATCTATTAAAAATGATGATTCATTAAATTCTGTCCAATCTTATTTTCAAAATATTAATGAAACTTTTATTGATCAAAATAATTATATATTTCCAACTGATATTTGTAATGTTTGTAAAAAAGGAGAATTAATTCCTATAGAATATGAAGGAATTTTAGTTTGTAATAATTGCAGCAGTAATACTAAATTTTTAATTGAAAATGAAAAACCTTCCTATAAAGAACCTCCAAAAGAAGTATGTTTTTATGCTTATAAAAGAATTAATCATTTTAGAGAAATTATTGCTCAATTTCAAGCAAAAGAAACTACACAAATACCTGACCAAGTTTTAGAAAATATAAGATTTCAAATTAAAAAAGAAAGAATAGATCTCTCTCAGATTACTAACAAAAAAGCTAAAGAAATATTAAAAAAATTAGGATATAATAAATACTATGAACATATTCCATTTATTAAAGATAAATTAGGTATTAAACCTCCAATTATGTCTCAAGAATTAGAAGAAACTTTATGTAATCTATTTTCTTCAATTCAAGAACCATATTCAAAGTTTTGTCCAGAAGAGAGAGTTAATTTTTTGAATTATTATTATACTGTCTATAAATTATGCGAATTATTGGATCAAAAACAATTTCTTCCATATTTTCCTATGTTAAAAGATAGAGAGAAAAGAATAGAACAAGATGAAATATGGAAAAAAATTTGTAATGAATTAGATTGGGAATTTATTCCTACTATTTAATATTAATTAATCTTTTAAAATATGACATTGATGACATAAAATTTGTAAATTAGAATACTCTGTTTTACCACCATTACACCATTTTTTTATATGATCAGCTTCATATTTTATAGTAGTTAAATCTTTTTGACAATTATTACATTTATTTTTTTGTTCTTTTAATTTATCACTTATCATTTTTTTATTAAATAATCTATTATTAGTATTATCTTTAGGATCATAATGCTTATCTATAATAGTATCAATTAATTTAATTAACCCTTTTTGAAACATTGCATTTCTTGATCTACAGTTTAATTTTTCTTGAATATCAATAGTTAGTATTTCTTTATTAAAATCATTTAGAATATTTTGGATATAACGAGTAAAATTAGCCATATTTTTTAATTTAAAACATAATCTACTAATTATAAATTTATAAGGTATAAAATATTTATTAAATTTTTTCTTATCATTGCTAAATATTTTTTCACTTGTTAATCTTTCAATAATTTTTATAATCAAATTTAATTTATTTTTAATTTCTTCTTTGTTATTTATTAAAAAATTATTAACGTCTTCTTCTGTTTCACCAATGTTTTTTTTTAAATAATTATCTATTATTGTATTTATTGATGACCAACTGGTCGGCATATTATTAGATAAAACAATAAAAGATATTATTTCTGTTTCTATTTCACCTCTCTGATCTTTTTTATTTAAAAATTTATTAAATTGTAATTTGTTTTCTGAAATAATTTCATAAAATGGATTATATAAAACTTTATTAAATTCATACTCATTCAGTGTTTTACTACTACGATTTAAAATTTCATACATATCTTTTCTTTATTAATATCAGTTCTATAACTTGAATCTAAATGGTTAAATATAAAATTATAATTTCTTATTTTTGACTGATCATCTGGATTTAAATCTTTAAAATATTTTTTATTATATTTTTTATATTCTTCACATGTAATGTATTTATCAACTAAAAAAAATTTTCCATTTATAAAATCAGTAGCTGTAGTTATGCGATGCATTCCATCTAATATTTCTTCAGAATTATTATCTGGATTTAATATAGTCCATATAGGATTCATTGCTCTATTTAATAACATTGTTTCAACAAATCTGGTTTTTAATTTATCATCCCATGCATCATAATCTCTCTGAAAATCAGGATTTTTATTTATCCATATTTGTTTATATGCAAAAGCCATCTCTTCATTAATTCTTGCATTTATAATAGATAGAGGTAGTGTTGTCATTAGACCACTCTTAAAAATAATTAGACTCTTTTTTTTAAATCAATTATATATATTTTAAATAGTTAGAGAGAAAAGAATAGAACAAGATGAAATATGGAAAAAATATGTAATGAATTAGAATGGGAATTTATTCCTACAATTTAATTAATTTTAAATTCGGTTTTTGAGTAAATTTAATTACTTTATGATTTTTATATGGATAATATTTATTACATTCTATAAAGAGTAAAATATTATTGTAAAATGCACCAAATATACCATATTCTTCCCAATCATCACTTATTTTTAAATAATAAATCTGACTGTCAAATAATAAACATAAAGATTTATTCTTAATTTTATATGATTGTTGATTTAAATTTATAGGCACATAATTATTTACTATAGAATATAATCTTTTACAATTAAAATAATAATCATTATTAAAATTATTTCCTACTTTACACATATAATTGATAATATTCAGAAATATTGGATTCCCTGGAGCAGTTTTTAAAAATCCATTAAAAATATCTTTAACTCCTCTATTATTTGTTACAAATACCATATCAAAATCATCTAATAAATTTATATTATTAATTAATACACTATCTGCATCTAAATAATAACCACCTGTTTCATATAAAATACAATATCTCCATAAATCTACTTTATGTGCAATTTTTTCATAACTATTAAATAAATCTAAAAATTTTAAACCATACTTGTTTTTTAAATATATCCGCATATCTTCTAATGTATATAATTTATATTCAAAATCTTCTGGTATATTTTTTTTATTTTGAGTTTCTATTTGCGGTGGCAAACTACATTCCCAGGCTTGATAAAAAATTTTAGGAACACTCATTAATTTATTTAAATATTTATTTTTCACAATATTTACTAATAATAATTGGATTATTAACATAAGACATAAAACAATCCAGTTCTTCTATCCTATTTGTCTCTAATTGTTTATTTATCAATTCTTCCTCTTGCATTAGATCCTTTAATTTTAATGATGAATAAATCATTGTAATAACTAAACAAATATACATAAATATAACTCCAATATCAATAAAATGTTTATAATCTATACTATTATTTGAATAACTAATTAATTTTTCATAATACATTTTTTCTCTAATAATTTCCAAAAATTTTCCATGCCCTCCATATAATTCTCTATCACATTCAATCCATTCTACTTTTTTTGTCTCACCTGGTTGACTTACTAAATTTATCTTATTTGCAAATTCTTCTTCAATATGAAAATGGACTACAATTGTTTCTATCCACGCATTATCTGTTGTTCTTGGATCATCAAATGTTGATCCTGCATAAATTACTTCACCATTACTAAATACATAATCCAGCAAGGCTTCATCTTCTCCATCACATGTTTCTTCTTTAAATTCTCTACGTAATGTTTCAGAATAATTCTCTCCTGGATCTACAAATCCTCCTGGTATAGCCCATTCATTTGTATCTTCTCTTAATACTGCTACAAAATATAATTTATTATCAAACCAGCAAGTAACTACCGGATCAGCTGCATGTTGAGGTCCAAATTTAGACAAGATTCCTCTACCTTTTAAACCTGTCTTAACTGGTGTAACTGGTTTTCCATTAACAAATTCAATACCAGCTTCTTTTAGAGTAATTAGTTTCGCTTCTTTATTAAACCAATACCAAACTAAACGATTTTCTAATTCTTCTTGACTTATATTCAATGGATCTTCATAAATTGGTGTAGGAGTTTTTAATTTCTCAAAAAATGGACAATTCTTTTCATAATCAGGATCATCAATATCACAACGAGTAGGATAAAGAGGATGTGTCATTTTTATAACAATAAAAAATTGTTTTTAATATTTCAATTTTTAATATTAATTTTCGTCAATTTTAATTTTTTGACATCTTGGTAATTTGATCTTTAATACTTTTTCTATTTTTGCAATGTCACTATTATTTGGAATATCTTTATTTGTTTCCCATCTACCAAGTACCTGTTCAGAGATTCCTAATTGCATTGATAATTCTTTTCTATTTTTTTTAACAGTAGTTCTTGCTTGAGAAATTAAGGAACCCAAATTTTGTGGTGCCACTAGTTTAGTTTCTTGTTTAGAAATATTAGGATTTGGTTTTGATTTTTTTTCATTATCATTCTTTTTATTTGATAATACAACTGTTTGCCAATCTTGATGATTCATTTTATTTTATTTTAAATAATATAAAATAAAATCAATTTTAATTTTAATCTTTTATTTTTTTCACAGGAGAACTATTTGGTCTATTTAAAATATTTTTATTATTTTCTAAATATTCTTTATTTTCTTGTATCCATATCTCTCTATTAATTTTTTTTTTTTCATAAAATTTACCATAATCAAAACTAGTTTTCATTAAATAATATTGACCATTCCAAAAAACTAAACTAGAACTTAAGATAGAAAATATATTAGTATAATTATTATAAATATTTATAAAAGACAAAATACAAGCGCCTGGACCTCTTAAATAGGTAGTAATATATAAATAAATAATTTTTTCTTTTTCTTTATTTAATAAATTTACTTTAACTAAATACAAACAAAAATAGTCTATAGCACCTGGTAAACCTGATAAAAAAAATAATCCTGCAGGACAAATAATACTTTTTTGATAATATTCTAATGATCCAGCTATAAATACCATAGAAAAATGATGTAATACATCATCATTCGTTAATTTAAAAAATAAAATATGATAAATATGTGTTAATATTGAAATCCAAAATGTTAAAAATGAGGTATCAGACCATGTAAAATTATTTATAGAATCAATATTTTTTAAAACTTTATAAAGATCACTAGAACTATTATAAGTTATTAAAATATTACTTAAACAATGTATAAAAAACCATCTTAAATTAGGATTATTCTTTATTTGTATATTTCTATTGATAACTTTTGTAGTTATTATTGATAATAAATCAAAACAACCTATATAAAGACTCAATTTTATTAAATAATACATAAATATATTAATTACATAAGAAGATTTTATTTAATTTTTTTAATAAAATCTTTTTTTAAAGATAATTTAAGCTGGGAACCCAACAAGATTAGCACCAATGCCAAATCCAGCGCCAGTTCTAGCACTAGCTCCTACAGAAGGAACATATGTATCAAGGATCGAGAAAGTTGCTGCTGCAACTAAAGCAATTAAGCAAATTTCATCAATTTTAAGCTGTTTTTGTGGAATAGCAAAAGCAGCAATAGCAACCATGAAACCTTCTACTAAATACTTAATAGCTCTACGAACAAGTTCGCCCATATCAAACATTCCGTTCATTATTATATTAAAACTAAAGAAAAAAATAAATATATAATTTTTAAAAAACTTAAAATAAAATTTTAAATTAAATATATATGAATAAATCTTCTAAACATGCTGATTTATTGGATGAAGATAAACCACTGGCTGGACAAAAATTTGTTTGTTTGTCTTTTGTTTCACCTGAAAAAATCATTAAACAGAGAGAAATTTTTATGTTTGAAAAATTTGTAGAGCAATGGGACTTTTCTAAATCTATGGAAAAATTCACACAATTTTTAAGTTTTGTATCTTATAAATATAGTGTTAATTTTGATAAGCTTACACAAGATTTACAAGAATTTGCTATTGAGGAAAAAGATAAATTATTTTTTACTAGTTTATCTGATGAATACAAAACATATCTAGATGCTCATGAAGATAAATTAGAAGAAGAATTTAATCAAGAACATGAATTTCAAACATCTACTAGAGGGATTAAAGTAAGAGGCTCATTTCCTAGTCAACAAGAAGCCGAGTTAAGATGCAAAATGTTAAGAGAACTTGATCCTAATCACGATGTTTATGTAGGACCTGTTGGTATGTGGATGCCTTTTCATCCTGAAGCTTATAAGACTGGAAGAGTAGAATATCTTGAGCAAGAATTAAATGAATTAATGAATGAAAAAGATAAAAATGAAAAAAGTGCTAAACAAGAATTTGATAAAAGAGTCAGAGAAGCTAAAGAAAATGCTATGGAAGAAAATAAACGGAAAGCTCAAGAGACTGGAGCTAAATTAACTCAAACTATGAATAAAGATGGTGAATTAGTAAGTATTAACAGTTTGAATACATCTGAAATTGCTCTCTTACATGAATCTGAATCTAAAAATAAAGAAATCTCTGTTTCTGATATTAGAAAAGAATTATTTGAAGGTGAAAATATTGTTACTGAAAAAGATGGTGATCATGGTTTAAGTAAATTAGCTATTACACAGGATGATACAACTACTGAAAATAATAATACACAAGATAATAATACTAATGATAAAATGGAGGAAATTGATTAAATTATAATAATTTAAAAATAAATATTATTTATAAATTATTAATGGTGATGAATATTCAAGTTTCAAATAATTTTAATAATTTTATTACTTTTAATCTTGTAAATGGATTAAGAGGGAAAAAAGGTATTAAAAGTAGTCAAATTCCTTTTTTTAATATACATAGAGATAACAATTCATTAGAGAAAATTATTTTAAATAATAAAAGAGAATTAAATAAAGAAATACCAGAGTCTCTAAATCGAAATATTAAAGCAATATATCAATATTTTATATCTGATGATGAAGAATTATATCTCCACGACTGGATATTTTTATCTATTAATGAAGCTATAGATATATACAAAAATTATTGTTCAAATGGAAGAACCGATGTATTTGATATAGCTTATAGATATGCTGGAATGGGATATATTAGAATGTTAGCTTGTGATTTAAATACACATTTATTATTTATAAGAATGGATGGTGGTTCAAATGGCTGGGATCGAGAAGATAATTATAATGATTTAATAAAAAATGGATCAAAAGCTTATCCCAAAATTAATTTTACTCAGTGGATAAATAATTTCTCTCAAAGTATATATGATTAATAATATTTTTTCTATATTCATTCCTAGTATACTTATTTTTATTGCAATATGGAGGAGTGTTTCCTTATTTAATGAAAATAAATTAAAAGAAGGTATTTATTCTTTTGCTTTAATAGGATTTTTACCATGGACTTTGATATCTGCTTTTAGACATATGTTTCTTCCTGGTCATATTATTCAAAAACAAAATCCATTTTTTGAATTTGAAGCTGGCGGAGCAAGTTTAGCAGTAGCTATAGCTACTATTTTTACATTAATTAATCCTAATCCTAATCAATTCTTAATTATATTTATTATATACTTATTTTATTTAATATTTGCTCTTTTAGCTTGGCTATTATTTAATAAAAATACCAAATTATTTAATATCTTAAGATTTATAAGTATTATTCTTGTAATGATTTATTATGTTTTTATGAGTTATAAATCAACATTAACTAATTTATAATTTTTTTTTACTTTTAATATTTTTAAAAATTGATTTAGAATTAAATCTATAAAATAAAGTATAAAAGATGACGATGATGATGATGACTCCTATCTTCACAAACTCTTTTCTGCCATCTACAAAACCAGTTGTTAAGTCATTTAATTACCAAGGTGATCTACCTCCAGTTGGATATTTTGATCCTCTAAGTTTTAATACTGGTCCGAAGGTTTCAGAGGATCGTCTTAAATATTGGCGTGAAGCTGAACTCCAGCATGGACGAACTGCTATGTTTGGAGCTGTTGCACTACCTACACTTGAGCTTACAAATCCAGATATGCTTTCAATTAATTATCTTTCAAATATGGAACTTATGATGCAGTCACCCTTTTGGGGTGCTATGCTTCTATTTGAATGTGCTCGTCTTGTGAATGGATTTGAAAATCCATTCGGAAAAGATGGTAAAGCTTTTACACTAAAGAAAGATTATCAGCCCGGTAATGTGCTTAATCTAAATCCTGATAATGTTTCTACAGAACGTTATAATCGTGAGCTTAGTAATGGTCGTCTAGCTATGCTTGCATGTGCTCATATTATTGGAAGTGAGCTAGCTAGTGGTCAGGGTCTATTTTAGATAAATTAAATAATTATTAATATTTTAACTTTTTTTTAAACTAAAAAAAATTAAATACTTTTATTATTTTTACAATTATCTAAAAATATTTTTGATATTTTATGATTACAAAAATTTTCTTTTAATGCTAATCCTTTATAAATATATTCATTTTTAATATTTTCATTTTTCTCAAGAAAGTTAATTTTTTCTACATATTTTTTAACTAATGGATATCCAAAATTTTTATTTACTACATGAAAACGACAAAGATCATTTTCTGATATAATACCTTCCGTATCAATATAACAGATAGAATCTCCAAATAATTCATATAATAAATTCATTTTTGGACATATTACTATTACACCATGTAATAAAGCTTCCAAAACTACATAACCAAATGTATCATAATGTATTCTATTGTTTTCTAAATTTATTAATGGATAAATAAAATATTTACTTTCAGATAGTATTTTATAAATTTCAAATTTACCCAAACCATTTCCTCCATAATAAAATGATGTTTTTAAAGAAAAATTTGGAAAATATTTTATAATATTTTCTACTAAGCCACAGCCCCTATCATAACATGCAAAAAAACAAAATTGGTTTTTTTTATTTTTTATATCAATTTCTTGTAAATTACTAATATCAATTGAATTTGGTAGTTTAAAATTATCATATCCATCTGGTACAAAATATTCTTTATTACAATTTGTAAAATAATTAATAATAACATCATCTTTATTTAATTTATTGAAATCATTACACGGTTCATTATTACAGATAACAATATTTTTTATAGTATTTACCTTTGTTAAAATTTTTATATCTATATAATATGGATGAATTAAAAAATCACAGTTAATTTGTTCAAGGTTACAGAAATTAATATATTTTACATTATTATATGTTCTTTCTATTATTAAATTATTTAATGATACTATTATCACTTCATTAACTTCATTGTTTTTTGCTAATCCCTCAGCAAGATAAATTATAGATGTATTAGTACCTGAAACACCTTTGTTATATCTCATCTCATATCCATTATATTTACTACAATTATTAAAAGGTTCATAAAAAATATATCTATTAGTCTTAAATTTTTTATCAAAATATACTAATGATTTTGCATTTTCTATATTTAAACAAGGTTTTTTGTACAAATCATTCCCAACTAAATCTACCCCAGATAATACTTTTTGTTGTTTATCTTTAGTATATATTATATATGTATTTGGGTTTTTAATTATTTCAGTACAATCATCAATATTTTTAAACCAAATTTCTTTTCTTTTATTACAATAAATTTTTATAATTTTATCTACTGTTTTATTAATATATTTATTCATATTAAATAAACTGTATATAATAAAAAATACTAAAAAAATAATGTATATACTGGAATATTAGATTATAATTTAACAAAAAAATTGAAATACCTTTTAACAAAAACTAAATCATTAACAATATGTTATCAATGAAAAAAAATATTTTTCATTTTTTAGATATTTTATCTAACAATTTTTATAAATATTTATATAAATTATATAATTTATATAAATACAAAAATATTTTAGAATATGTTCCTAATTTGGATACAAAAATTAAAAATCAAATTTGTAATATTAATTCACCAGATACATCTATTTTAATTGATACTATAAATTCTATTTGTAACAATCTAAATACTAAAAATGTTATTATTTCTTTATCTGGAGGTGTTGATTCAATGGTTTTAACTACAATTTTACAAAAATCTGGTTTTAATATAGTCGGTATTCATATTAATTATAATAATAGAGTTGAATCAAAAGATGAAGAAAGGTTTTTGAGAGAATGGTGTAAATTTAATGAAATTAAATTATATGTAAATTCATTGAGTGAAAATATAAAACGAGGAAATATGAAAAGAAGTGATTATGAATCTGAAACTAAAGAAATAAGATTAAATTTTTATAAAAAAATTATGAAAGAAGAAAATATTGATTATGTGTTATTGGCTCACCATAAAGATGATATCATAGAAAATATTATGGCTAATATTTGTAGAGGAAGAAATTATTTAGACCTAGCTGTTATTCGTGAGAGAACTTCTATAAATGGTATAAATATGATTAGGCCTATGATTTCTTTCTATAAATCTGAAATTTATAAATATGCTCATTTAAATAATGTGCCTTATTTTAAAGATACAACACCAGATTGGTCTGTAAGAGGTAAATATAGAAAAATTATAAGTCCAGCTTTAGAAGATACCTTTACAAAAAATGTAAAAGAAAATTTATTAATTATAAGTAATCAATGTGATGATTGGAATTTACTTATTCAACAAGAGATTATATTACCCTTTTTATCAAATATAATTTATAAAAAAAATAAGGAAGAATCTATTTTGACAATTAATATAGAATATTATATTAATTATCCAATATCATTTTGGAATGTAATATTTAATAATATATTTACTCAATATTCTTTTAAGTCTCCTTCAAAGCGATCAATACAATCATTAATCGAAACTGTTAAATTAGGAAAAAATCAAAATTTTAATTTATCAAATAATTGCAAATGTAAAATTGAAAATTTTAATATAATTATCAAATTTAAAAACAAAACATAATAAATTATATTTTATTACATTACCATTTTGATTTTTTTACTTTAATGTTTGGTCCTTTTCTAGTTGCAGCCTGTTTAGGATCATATTGTTCATCTTCATCATCAGAGTTCATCTGTTTAGATATTTCCCAAAATTCTTTTGAACCTAACTTAAAATCTTTATGAGCTTCTGCTTTATACCAAAAAATTTGTTCATTTAATTTATTACTCTTAGCATTATTTTTAATTACTAAACACTCAAAATTTTCAGTACATTGATCCATTACTTGACAAAATGATTCAAAAGTTGGAAACATACCTGCATAATTTTCATAAATTCTTTTACGATTTGAAATATAGGGTTCTCTCAAGATAAAAACATAATCAATATTAGTTCTTAGATTGGGAGGTATACCTAAAGGATATTGCATAGTGATAACTAACATAATTTTCCAATGTCTACCATTCATAAAAAGAAGTCTCATAACTTTATCTTTAGTCCATGTAGCATCAAATAAACAGTCATCTAATATAACAAATGCCCTTGGATCAATATTAGATCTTTTATAAACTTCTTGTTCTTTTTTTATTTGTTTTAAAACAGCTCGTTGTCGTTTAAGTATATTTTCAATAATAGCTGTATTATATTCATCATGTATAAATAATTTAGGTACATGTTCTGAATAAAATCCATTACCAGCTTCAGTTCCTGATATAACAGTTCCTATGGGTATATCTTGATGGTAATATAACAAATCTCTTACTAAATAACTTTTTCCTGTATCTCTTCTACCTATTAATACTATAACTGGTCCTGAATTTTCTGTATGTTTAAAACTAATAGATTTCATATCAAATTTTTTTAATTCTAATGAACCCATTATTTAATTTAGTTAAGAAAATATTTGTAATTAATATACGCAAGTTTAATAAGTTTAATATTTAAATATACTTTCAATATTAATACTATAATGGAATTTAATTACAAGAAAAATAATAATTCATTACTTTTTAATGAAAAAAATAAAAATTTATTAGAGATTAGAGAGATTCAGAATTACATACCAATTTACAATAATTTTTTTAATTTAAATGATCAAAATTCTTCTTGTTTTAATTTAAATTATTTATTTTTTTTACAAGATATTTTATCTCAAGAATCTTATAATAAATTTAATTGTATATTAAAAAATCAATCTTCAGATGAAGAAATTAAAAAAACCATATTCTTTAAATTTTCACCAATATTAGATCCAATTAAGTATATATCAAATAAATATGATATTTCCAAATGTTTAGTTTCTTTACCAAAATTATCCAATAATGATAATATAGATAAAGTTAGTGATTCTAATAATAGTGCATATGTTGATGGATTTTTCACTTTTTTAACATCAAAATTATTAAATGATTTTAATTTTTGTCATGGATTAGATTGTTATGGAAATTTTTTAGCAATTAAAAATAATTTTATATATAGTATTGCTGATGATATAGATTTCTTATTTAATTGTGATCAATTCCATGAAAATAATAATAAATTATTTAAATTAACAAATAATGCACATAATGAAAAACTTAATTTTGATACTAGAAATAATAAAAAGAAAATTTTAATTGATGATGATGAATTAATTAATAATAAAGTTTTGAATTTATCAGACATTAATGATATGGAAAAAATTAATAAAGTTTTTACAAATTCTATTAACTTAAATAATAATGATATTAATATTGACCAATCCCTAATTTTTGAATGCGAAGTTAATAAAAACTCTAAAAAAACTAATCATACTTCTTCTACTTGTTCTTCTAGAAGTTCTAATACTAATGATAATGATAATGATAGTGAAAACCAAAATTATAGTGATTCTGGAAGCGAGGATGGATCTAGTCAATCTGGTTCTTGTTCTACAGCATCTGAAGATGAAATTTTTATATCAATTAATGAATTTCCCGTTAATATAACAGCTTTAGAAGCCTGTCGTGATACACTTGATCAATATATAACTAATAATGAAAAAATTAAAGATGATGAATGGGACTCAATAGTCATTCAAATATTAATGATGTTAATTACTTATCAAAAAGTTTTTAAATTAACACATAATGATTTACATACAAATAATATAATGTATATTGAAACTGAAAAAAAATTTTTAATTTACAAATTTAATAACAAACATTATAAAATTCCTACTTTTGGTAAAATTTATAAAATTATTGATTTTGGTAGAGCTATTTATAGCTTTAAAGGTAAAACTTTATGTAGTGATAGTTATCATAAAGATGGTGATGCTGCTACTCTTTATAATTTTGGAATTTATGAAGATAAATCAAAGCCTATTATTAATCCTAATTTTAGTTTTGATCTAGCAAGATTGGGTTGTTCTATTTTTGATTTTTTTGTAGAAGAATTAGATGATCTCGACAAAATTAAATCAAATATTAAAAAAATTATATTAGGATGGTGTATTGATGATAAAGATAGAAATATTTTATATAAAAATAATGGTCAAGAAAGATATCCTGATTTTAAATTATATAAAATGATTGCTAGAACAGTACATAAACACATTCCTGAAAAAGTTTTACAAAATCCATATTTTGATAAATATCTTGTTGCTAAAAAAAATATAAATAAAAAGAATAATATAATGAATATCGATGATTATCCTAATCTAAGTTAATTAAATAAATATGTTGATCCTCCACACTCTTCTTCATATCCTAATTGTGGATTTTTACAAATATAACTATTTTTATTTAATATATATGTCATCATAACATCATCGGCTAATAAAAAATTGTTATTATTAGGTATATATCGCGTCAATATATTATCTAGATTCTCTTTTTTAATTAAAAATGCTAATGGACCTCCTAACCATAATTTCTTTTTAAAATATTTGCTTGATTCACAATTCTTAAAAAATCTATCACTATCATCACACACTAAATCACTATCATCCACATATTTACAAGGATTATATTTTCCAATTTTATTAGGATCTCTATATTCTTTTCCCCAAGCCCAAAATGGACATAAATGTAAAATTTCCCAATTACTTGGAAGTTTTTCAACAGTTTTATTTAACTCAACCCAAAAATTATCTATAGGATAAAAATCATCTTGACAAATTATTCCATATTTATAATTTAATTCCTTAAATTTTAATAACATTTTTAATGTAATTTTATAAGAATTTAATGCACTTTGCATCTGTTTTTCTTTTGACTTTTTATTTAAATCTTTATCTGTCCACAAATTTACTTTTTCTCCTTTTAGTAAAAACATATTCATACGATGTTTAATACAATTATGTTTTAGATTTTCTCTACGTTTTTCACTAATCTTATTATCATAAATTGTAGTTGAAATAAATACACAATTTATAGAATTTATCATTATATACTAATTTTTAAAATTTATATATAATAATAATTTAAAACTCAGGATTTGCAACAAAAGCTTTTGGTCCTGAATCTAATCCTTTACCTAATAAATTTTTAACCATTCCAAATTGTTCACTTATTAATAATCCTACTATTACTGATAAAAATACTAAAATACTATCTATCGCTATAGGTTTAATTGCTTCATCCTCCTTTTTAATAAATCTTAAATTAATAAATTTAATTACAAAAAAAACAACTGCTATTATTCCTGCTAACATAAAATTTATCTCCATTAAAAATTAATAATATATCTTATTTATTAATTTAACGAATATTTATAAAACCTCTATATCCTTTAATAAAATATCATTTCCTGATTTTAAATCTTTACTTAAATCTTCTATTCCTAAATCTAATTTTATATCATCTCCAAATGTTAAACTTTCCCCATCATCTATATCTTCTTTTTCTTCCTCTTCCTTTCTTTTTTGATTTGCTTCTTTTGATATTTGATCTAATCTTTCTAATGTTTTTGGAGCTTCTATTTCTTCTTGTAGTCCTCTACTATCTACTGCTATATCTATATCTGAAAATTTAATGTCTTGTGATTTATCTCGAGATATCTCATTTTCAACAGGTTCAACTGGATCACTTATTTCTATCTTAATATTTTCTTTCTCTCCACTTTCTTCTCGAGTTTCTACATTTATATTTTCTTCAGCAACTTTATCTATTTCTGGACTTTTATCTTCAATATCCTCTTTATTATTTTTAACTTCTTTCTCTAATTCTTCCGCTACTGATGTCGATACTGTTTTACTCTTTAATGGAATTAATTCTTTCTTTTCTTCAACTGTAACATCTAATTCTTCAGTCTCATCTAAATAAGCTTTTAAAATTAATTCTACAGGAATATTTTCTCTCACTGTATTTAATATCATTTCTTTAATAATTACCTCTAATTCTCTATTATTTTTTTGAATTTCTAAAGGAGCTATTCCTCTTTCAAACAAATATATATTTGTATATACCTTTCTTGCTACATTTATATAACACTTATGTATAAAGATATTTATAGATGGAATATCCAAATCTATTTTTTTTTGTTTTGTTCCTACTCTACTTACCGTTAGAGCTTTTAATTGAACTATATGAACACACGTTATTAAATCCTCTAAATACCCACACCCACTTTTCTCTCCAATTCGATTAACTTCATTACTAATTATACTATCATTCCATTTTGGAACTCTACTTAAAAAATTTTGAAATGTCATTAAATATTTTTCCTCATCATCATTTTCTAAACATAATTGATATGCTTCATCAAAAATTGATTTTAAACCTTGAATTATACATGGTGTTAAAATATTTACTAATCTACCACACCATTCATTCTTGGATTCAACCAATGAACTTAATGAGTAATCATCCATTTACATAAATGCTATATTTTCTAAATTATCATTAGAACGAAAATATATATAATTTAAAAGAAATAATATACAAGTTTTTTCATTTCTAAATTCTTTTTTAAATTTTTGGAAAATTATCAATAATTTATATTTATTTTTATTATCTTCTAATGAATTTTCTATATAATTTATTAAATCTAACCCCGAATATGCTTTATTATATAATTTTTCAGTTAATTTAAATAGATCTAAGTAATTAGTTACCTTTTCCTGTAGTATTTTATTTAAATTATTTATTCTTTTTGCACTCTCATTTTTACATATTACATCTTTCTCTAATTTTAAATTATGTAAAGATATACTCCTATTATTTATAGTTGGTAAAGGCAAATATATTTCGCAAAATCGCGAGAGAATTGGTTTTAATAATTTATATTTATCTTCCACAATTATAAAAAATCTAGTTGTATGACTAAATAACTCTATACATCTTCTTAAAGCTGATTGTGCATCTATTGTTAATTTATCTGCATTAAATAAAATTATTGTTTTAAAAAAATTTCCATTTAAAAAATTAATATTAGTCTTAGCAAAAAATTTTAGATCTTCTCTTATAAATTTTATACCTTTTCCATGAGCACAATTTACGTGCATCATATTATTTTTTATTATTTCTTGATCATAATTATATATTTTTTGTATAAAATTATTAACTATTGTTCGTTTACCACTTCCACTAGGACCATGAAATATTATATTTGGTATTTTTTGAATTTCAATAAAATAATCTAATTTTTTTATTTTTTCCTTATGCACTTCTATAATATTCATTAACTATCTATAATTATTATATTTTAAACTATTTAAAATAATAATATAATAATATATATATATTTAGTTATATATATCCTTTTATATCCGAGTAACTCAGTTGGTAGAGTGGGTGTCTTTTTGGGGTCTAGTCGTAGGTTCAATTCCTATCTCGGATATTTACTTTTTTTCAAATAAATAATAATAATTTTATTATTTATTTCTTTATTTTTTATTTTTTACTGTCTTTTTATACTTTTTATCTAATTTTCTCAAAACTTTTTTTGTTTTTTTATTTCCTTCTTTAAATACTTTTATATACTTTTTAATTTCTATATTTTTTTTTACATTTTTCTTGACTACATATAATCCTTTTTCATCTTTTAATATTTCTGATCCATCCTTCCATTTACCATAATCCCTCTGTGGAAAATATCTTATTTTTTTTACCATTATATATTATTATATAAAAAATTTTAAAGAGGAGTTGCACTATTTAAACTTTGAGTATATGGATTTTGTTTAAATGCCTCTAAAATATCTGGCTTGATTCTTTGTCTTTGTGTATCTTCATCTAAACTTTGCATACTTTGAATTCTTCCTATCATTTCACCTGTTGGTATTATTGACTGATTTCCATTTGGCACCCACCATCTGTTATTTTTTCTATTACAATCATCCCTTATATTTGCTAATTGTTGATTTCCATTAAATAACTCCATGTTGCCTGGCAATACTACACTATTTTGTAATCTATTACAATTATTTCTTTGATTTAATACATTTTCCACTGATCTTTCACCTTGTTGATTTACTGCTCCTCCTGCTGTTAATAATGTCGTATGATTTGTTGAAGGTCTTTGTCCTACTGGAGCTCTTGGATTTGCTAACATATATCCATGATTATCACCAGCTTGTACATTTACTGTCATTCTATTTTCTAATGTTTGTCTGTTTGTCACTCTTGTTCTATCATATGGATTATTAACATATGCTCCACCTGTATTATTATTAACATTACCATTTCTTCTTAAATTTCCTATTACATTCTCCTTTCTTGTTGGTTTTAATACATCTAATATTGGAGCTATTATTGCTGAAACTGCATGTCCTAAACCTCCAACATCATGATTTTGTGTTGTATTTCTATTATTCAGTGTTAAATTCTCTGTATCTCTACCCATATCATGATGATTTCTACTTCCACTCTCTTGTCCTGCTACTCCTATCGGTAATGCTGGTAATTGCTGACTAAATCCATCTTCAAATGCACCTTTTACATATGTAGCATCCCCATCTTTTCCTGCACCAAAATATTCTGTATTACAATCATTTACTTCTCTTAATATTGTCTCTGCTCTTTGTCTCTCTGCCTTTTCTAAACCTGTTGTTGTTAACCACCTATTGGGGGTATTTGCAAAAAATGTATCTGGATGATATTTTTCAACTCTTCCTTCTATTCCTGTATTTGTTACTGGTGCTAGTGCTGGACCTTGATGTCCTGCTAATCCAAATGTCAGTTTTGGATTTGTATCTGCTCTTAATTCATCTACTGTCTTTGGTAACCATTTCTCTCGTGCCTCCATTCCTGCATTAAAACCTTGAGATCCATTTGTTGTATATCCTTGATTTAATCCTGGACCTACATTTTGTGTCTCCCACGGTTTTACATTTGCATAATTCATTGAAGGATTTTGTCTTGATAAATAAAATGCTGTGCTATCTGGTGCTCCATGTGCATATGATAAATTCTTCTCTGGTTGAAAAAGAGGAGCTCTCTCAGCCTTTGAAAATTGTTGTGTCCCTGTACCTTGCATATTATCTAATCTTAACTCTGCTTGATCATAATTACCTCCTGCTCCTCTTATTCTACCACCAAAAAATGGTACCATATTATTATGTTTAAAATCATTTCTTGACACTGGATTCCCTGTTAAAGAACTTATATTTACTACCTTTTCTAATTCACTTATTGTTTCTTTATTTACTGTATTATCAAATCCTGTTTCATTAAAATATCTATCTGTTGATTGATTTGAATTAGGATAATAATTTAAACTATTATTTTCATTTACTGGCTCAGGATTTGGATACTCGGTGGCTATATTTTTTTTATTTAAATTTGTATATTTTTCTGTTGCTTTCTTCTTTTTATCTTCTTGAGCAATTACAAATAAAGATCCTAAAGCTACTAATGGAATTGCTAATTCAGCCATATATATATATTATATAATTTAATATTAAATTTTTTAATATACTAATTTAATATTAATTTATTTATTACATAATTGGTTTATCTCTCCTGGCACACATTCTCTCATTAAATAATAATCCTTTTCTAATATTCTAGAACTCAAATTATTATGAAATGGTATACATACATTCAATTGAGGATCAAAAAATGGATATTCAAAATTATTTTGCTCTACTTCTAATACTGTCCACGCGGGATTTATTGCTCTTGGTTGTTCTACAAATGGTTTTTGTGATGGAAAATTTAACCTCTCACTATTTACTTTATGTTTCTCAAAATTATTTTTTTCCTTACAATCTAATGTTAAAGCTCTTGTTAAACCCATTAAATCACTCTCTAAATTTATTGTATTACTTTGCAAATTTCCTCCCCATTTTTGCATCCTTATATAGGGATCCTCCATATATGATGGTGTTAATCCATTACCTGGAACATTTATCATATATCTTCCTTGATCTGTATCTTCTTGTAATTGTTTTGTTATTCTACAACTATCATCATGAAATCTTGTAAATGCCATTATATAATAATGGATTATATAATTATTTTATTTATTTTTTATTTAATAAATTGAAATTTATAATGTTCTAAATTTTAAATTAAAATGACATCCTACCAAGATATCGAAGAAGTATTTCAAAATTCTAATTTTTCAATTAAATATAACATTTTATCTATCTTTTTAATATTATTATTTATTTATTATCTAATTTACTTTACAATATAAGATTCTTATTTTAATTAACTATCGGCCGTCGCGGGACTCCGTGAACAGCTTGGTTGCGCTTGGTGGAATGTATTCGGTGAAATAATCTGGATCGGTTTGTGGAACCGTCCAGGGAGCATCGATCACTCCATTTGTTCCAGTAGGTACTGGCTTTGCCCACCCCGAAACCGGATTGCCACCCTGAATAGGAATTTGTGTTCCTGGATAATCACCATTCCACCCTCTTTGTCCACCTGGATAAATTGTTGATTCGATAAAGTTAAAATATTCTCCAGAAAAAGCTACCTTTTCACTTACACTATAATATACAAATGCATCTCCATCAGCTGCTGCTGATCCATCTTTTGCTGTAGTTGTTGGCAAATAATAAATTTTTCCTTCGGAGTCTGCTACAGTTTTATCCAATGTTATGTCAGGAGCTTTCTCTCTTGGAAATCCATTAATGGGACGATTTGCATTAGTTCCTATTTCATATTCTATCTTTATTGACGGACATACTCCATCTGCTCCGCCGTTAGGGTTCTGGCTCATAGGCCTAAAACCATATACTTCTACTCTAGGAATCTCACCTTTATCTAGATATTTCAGTAGTTGCTCTAGTTTTTTTTCGTCATCGCCAACTAAAAATTCATCCTTTAAAACTGGTTTTCCACCAGGAAAACCTGGTTTATTATATGGTCTAGCTGGGTTGGCTGCTTCTATCTGTGTTTGCCAATTTAAACCATCTTCCGGTTTTCCGGTGGCGGTGTCTGCTGCCTTAATACACTCGAGATTTCCAGGAGGATACATAGTACCTGTCGTAACCGGATTATTTTGGCTATCTGTGAAAACCTCTACAGTTTTTAGATCCTCCTCAATTCTAGTCCAAACATATTGATTATTAACATAAGGATTTATATAAGCTCTTTGATTACTTAATAGTTCATCTAATCTTATCTTTTTCAGCTCATCCGGTTGGTGTTGTCCAGAGGGGCCGTATTTAGCTACCCATTTTCTCTCCATGTCTGCACTTATTCCATAGAAATCTAATTGTAAACTATTGGATTTTATATCAGCTTGAGCATGTTGATGTCGATCACCTCCAATGGTAGCTCTCATTATAACAGGGTGCCACGTATTTTTCTCCAGACCAGAACCAGTTCCTGGTAATTCTAATAGTGCTTCTACCAAAAAATCTCTTACAATATACGAATTTATCTCTGTATCATAAAGGTCCTTATCTGTATCATTTTCATATGGAGACTGTAGAGGAGGAGGAAAACTATTTTTCGATATTGTTGCTGTATTTTTGAATACCATTCCTAAATAAAATGGTTCCAATTTATCTGGATTGTGCACTAAGAGTTTGTCGGAATCTTTATAAACACTTGAATCTTTGGCACTTTGTTGAGCTTCTGCATTAAGAGCCAACTGAACACTACTTAGTTTTATACTATTACCTGAGTCATAAATACCCCTACCCCTACTTCTAGACCATATCCATGGGGTGCTTATTTCAAAAGAAATTATACCATTAGCAATTTGTACACCTGTATTTAGCACACTTAATTGTCCAGCTTTTTGTAATAAATATACAGGGAAATATATAGTGTCGGTGGAGCCTGCCGACTGTTCTTCAGATCCCTTTGATCCAAGAAGAGTATAATATATCTTATTAGGATCAAATAGTTCATCTAACTGAAAATGAAGGTTAAAATTATCATCGGTTTCACTAGGAACTTTCCATAAAACACTTAAATAATCTTTAGATTTAACTTGAATTATAAGTCTATCATCTTTTGAGTTTCCAGTATCATTATTTAAAATAATGGCTTGATATTGCCATCGCTGTAATCCACTTTTCTCAGCAAATGTAAATGTGTTTATAGTTACTTTAGTATCCCGACGGGGTGGCGTCTGTAGACTATCTGTATCCCGCTTTAACTCTAAGCTACATAATAAATTCTCGAGAATATCCACGGTATTATTAGTATTTGGGTAGACACCTTTTTGGTCAACCAATGAAAGATATTTTTTGATACTTACAATTTGTAATCCATCACCTGAAAAAGCGCCTTTGCCGCTCAACTGACTCGGTAGCATTAAAAATAATTCTTCTTTTTCATCATCTTTATTTCCTTGTGGTAATAGCCACTCAGCTATTTGCTGAATACCTAATTTAGCTAAGTCTGTTTGATTCGATGGTTCCGACCCATACAATCCCATAAGCCATTTTAAAGAAAAACTATTAATTAAACCTTCTAATGTATCTAAATTTTGGATAGCAATAAAATTAAATTGATTTAGATTTAATGAATTTGGATTACTACTTATACTACCAATATCAGTTCCTTCATAAGAAGTTTCATACATTAAATATTCATATCCTCCCTCTAATCCTGTCAAGCTAGCGCCAGTGCTCTGAGTTTCGGAAAACGTGAAGTTAGCAAAACTGGCAGTCGCTAGTTTAGGAACAGGATCTATATATCTATCACCTACCAAAGTAACACTTATATTCCAAGGAGCTAAAATTGGTTGAGTATATATAAGTTTTAATAAGTCTTCAGTATTACCTGGTTTGATAGGATAACCAGTAAAATTAGGAATTAAAAAAGCGGCTACTGATAAATTGTCTCTATCATCTAATTTTGAAAAATTACAACCAACCTTATATGAACTCAGTAACCTACCACATACACACTTATTTTCAGTAAAGTTTTTTTGATCTAGGGGAATAGCAGCTATTGGAATAAACTGTCCGGGAATTGGAAAATGTATAAATTGATTAGTCTGACGGTCTGGAAGGACGGTTTGGTTAGTTGGCTGATATCTATATGGGAAATCCTGGCACCAAGCAAAGGCTACAACAAATAAATACCAAGTAGATCGTGGTCTACCAGTAATAGGATCTATATCATATATGTTTGGAAGTTTGTTAAAATTCCAATTGTAGAATGGACCTAAATGTATTTGATAATCCCGAAGAATAACTGACTTGTGACCCATGGCTACAGATGGAGGATGCATAAAATGATTAAAGTATAAAGGCCAAATATCTGAAGGATAAAAAACTCCCACACCGCCAGCAACAGGTCTTTTTTCTCTTGGACATACATCAGATTCTGGCACTAACCATACATATGGCTGTTGTATTAAACGCTGTGATGGAATAGTAGGAATTGTAGTTGTTCCTGCAATTGCATCATTAGGAGGAACAGCATTTCCAACACCACCAACTGTAGGATTAGAATTACTTGGTGAAATCCAATACCATGCAGCATTACTCATTAGACCAAATGTATATTTAACTTCTTCAAGCAATCTTGGAATGTCACCTTTTTGACCCTTATCACCTTTTTGACCCTTATCACCTTTTTGACCCTTATCACCTTTTTGACCCTTTTCGCCTTTTTGACCCTTTTCGCCTTTTTGGCCCTTATCACCTTTTTGACCCTTTTCGCCTTTTTGACCCTTTTCGCCTTTCTCTCCCTTCTGACCTTTTTCACCTTTCTCTCCTTTCTCTCCTTTCTCTCCCTTCTGACCTTTTTCACCTTTCTCTCCTTTCTCTCCTTTCTCTCCCTTCTGACCTTTTTCACCTTTATCTCCTTTTTGACCTTTATCTCCTTTTTGACCCTTTTGACCAGGATCACCTTTATCTCCTTTTTGACCAGGTTCACCTTTATCTCCCCTTGGACCTTGAGGGCCTTCCGGTCCAGGATCACCAGAACCACCGTCTCCATGTGGATGACAATTAGGAGGAGGACAACATGGAGGTAATCCTAATAATTTAGTTCTATCACTTGAAGAGATCATATTAATATATTTAAATTATATTAATTTTTTTAATATTACATTAATAGTAATTATTTAACTAAAATTAATAAAAAATATTATAATAATAAAAAAGTAGTAAATTACTTTAAAAATAAAAATAAGACTTTAAAGGTTTAATTTTTATTAAAATATAAAAAATATAAAAAAATTTTTTTTCAAATTTAAAATTTCATTTTTTAAAAATGGACAAATAAAAACTTGTCCATTTTTCAAAATTGGCTTAAAAATCCAAATTTCTATTTTCTAGAATCATTTTACATTGACATCGTGTTATTTTAAATTTTAAAGTCCAAAAAAACTATGACTGAACAATTTTTTCGTAAAATCGGTTTCCAAAAGTGGAAAAAAATGGAAACCGATTTTACACCACGGGGTTTCAATAACAAAAAAATATAAAACCAAAAAATCTTGTTATTGATGCAGTAACAAAAAATCGTAAAAGTTGGAAACCGATTTTACACCAAATGATTTTAGATAATAAATATTGAAAAAATCTGGATAAAAATTTATTTTTTACAAAAAGTTTCCAAAGTTTCCAATTTTGGAAACCGATTTTACACCAAATGATAATGGTTTTAATATATTTTATATATTAAAATAATTAAGACGTTAATTTGAAAAAATCGTAAAATTTCGTAAAATAATTTTTAAAAAACTTAAGACAAAAATATATAATAATATAAGAAATGACATTATTTTTAGATAATCATAAATACAAATATTTTTGTGAAAAATGTGAATTTTTTTCCGATAAAAAAACTGATTTTAATAGACATTTATCTTCACAAAAACATAAATTTAATGAAGCATCAAATTATGAATTTAAATGTAAAAATTGTGAAAAATTTTACAAAACTAAGTCAGGTTTATGGAAACATTTAAAAAAATGTGAAATTAATTTCACTAATAAAAATATGAGAAATGAATTATTAATTCAAGATTTATTAGTACAAAATAAAGATCTTCAAGAAAAATTAATAAAACAAAATACCGATGTAGAAAAATTAGAAAAAGTTTGTAATAAAGTTTTAGAAATTGCTCCAAAAATGACAGGAGGTAATACTTTTAATAATACTAATAATATTAATCAAACTAATAATATTAATGTATTTTTAAATACTCATTGTCCTGATGCTTTAAATTTAAGTGAATTTGTTGAATTAATTCAAGAAAATGTATGTCAATACCTTCCTAATTCTGATAAACTCCTAGAAAATAATTTTGAAGATAATATAACCGTTGTTATAACAGAAAATTATAAAGAGATTGATAACAATAAAAAACCATATTATTTAATGGATATTAAAAGAAATAAATTAATTGTAAAAAATAATGATAAATGGATTGATATGTCACCAGAAGATAATAATTTGCATGAAGAAATAAAAAAATGTGAAAGATCTATTACAAAAGAAATACAAAAAAATTTTCAAGATGAATTTCCTAATTATTTAGATAATGAAAAAGATCAAGATAAATTTATCAAAGTATTAAATCATAGTACAAGTAATATCGGAGAGAATGAAAGAAAAAAAATTATTAAAGGTATGTGTAAGAAAGGAATTAATACAAAAGAACTTAAAGAAAAAAATTAACAAATTAATTATGTTTCTGTAGGAAAATAAGCATCTACAAAAATCTTATTATTATTTAAGTTACTCGTGGAGGCTCTACAAATATTACAGTTGAAGTGTTTGAATAAGTACCACCAGTTGATATTCCTATTAATCTTCCAGTTCCTGACTCATTAGTTCCTCTTGCTGGATCTTGGTTATCTAAGTATACAAAAGTTCCTAATCCAGTTAAACCCTGGTTAACCCCCGCCGTTGAATTCACAGAGATATCCCAACCGTCTCTTGTTACAGAACCATCTGAATAAAAGAAAGCTTTTAAATATCGCTTAGTTGATGTCCAGGTAGTACTTTTAATTAATCCACCCCTAGTAGTGCTGTCGCTAGCTGGCAAAACATATCCATCATCATAAGGGCCAGCTAGCACCTGTTGAACTCCAGTTTGCCAACTGTTTGTATTTTGCATGCGTCTCCAACCTTGGTTGGGGTTGCTTGTTGTTTGGATCCCACCTGAGGAACTTGCCAGGGGGGCACCGAATGCACAATTATAATAAGTTATATCATCATCCGACTCTTGAAAACCTAATCTATCGTAAGAAGTTGTTCCCGATCCTTCAAATTCAAATGTGTTTATATTTAACTGGACTTTATCATTAATACTACCTGAGTCAAAAATATAAGTGTAAGTTTCATTACTACTATAGGTTCCTGAACCTGCTGAATCTTTAAATGATACTGTTGTACCTGGCAGTAAAACTGTTGTATTACCATTATTTGCACTGTCTAACAGGATAGTTATGGTGGAAGGGGGAACGAAATGTCTATAGTTAACAGTTGCAAATCCATATATTATTACTTTGCCATTACTACCAGTTGCAATATCTTCTATTGCTACTCCTGCAATTGTATTTTGAGTTGGTAATGTAAATGGCTTTATACCTTTAACAGATCCATTTGAAAAATCAAATACAACAATGTCTCCATTTTTTATTGTATTACCAGCTGTTATTGTTATAGCAGATCCATACCGAGGTTGGGTATTTTGCGTTAAATCAGCTTTAATTGTAGGAATATTTAAATTAGTAAAATCAAGACCCATTACTATCCCATTATCTCCCTTATTTCCTTTCTCACCTTTCTCTCCTTTCTGACCTTTCTCTCCCTTTTCACCCTTTTCACCTTTCTCGCCTTTCTCACCTTTCTGACCTTTCTCGCCTTTCTCTCCCTTTTCACCTTTCTCTCCTTTCTGTCCTTTCTCGCCCTTTTCACCTTTCTGACCTTTCTCTCCTTTTTGACCCTTTTCACCTTTCTCTCCTTTCTGACCCTTATCACCTTTCTCGCCCTTATTACCTTTCTCGCCCTTTTCACCTTTCTGTCCCTTTTCACCCTTATTACCTTTCTCTCCTTTCTCTCCCTTATCACCTTTCTCTCCTTTCTGACCCTTCTCGCCCTTTTCACCTTTCTCTCCTTTCTCTCCTTTTTGACCCTTTTCACCTTTCTCACCTTTCTGTCCCTTTTCACCTTTTTCTCCCTTTTCACCCTTTTCACCTTTTTCTCCCTTTTCACCTTTCTGACCTTTTTCACCTTTCTGACCCTTTTCACCCTTTTCACCTTTTTCTCCTTTCTGACCCTTCTCGCCCTTTTCACCTTTCTCTCCTTTTTGACCCTTTTCACCTTTCTCTCCTTTTTGACCCTTTTCACCTTTCTCACCTTTTTGACCCTTTTCACCTTTTTGACCTTTCTCACCTTTCTGACCCTGTTGTCCTTTCTGACCCTGTTGTCCTTTCTGACCCTGTTCTCCTTTCTGTCCCTGTTCTCCTTTCTGTCCTGGTGGTCCTTTCAGACCTGGTTCTCCTTTCTCGCCCTGTTCTCCTTTCTGTCCTGGTTCTCCTTTCTGTCCTGGTTCTCCTTTCTGTCCTGGTTCTCCTTTTTGTCCTGGTTCACCATTAATAATTCTTGTTTTAATTTTTGTATCAGGTCGAACTGATGACATTTTATATAAACTTATTATATAAAAAAAATATATAATAACTTTATTAAGGGACTGGAAATGGGCGTTGATTACTATCTAAAATTAAAGGATTTGGCATAATTAAGGGAATTCTTTCAAAAAATGATTTAAATTGTATAGATTTAAGTTCTGGGTTAACAGGTTTTTGAGGATCTACTAAATTATTAGCATTAATACCAAATAGAGCAGACTCAATTTCAATAGGATTATTAGAAAATACATTACTATTCATATGACTAGGAGTATATCCTAAAGTAGGAATAGCTGGATTAACAGGAGTTCCCATAGCACCGTGTTCATAAAGAGTATAATTTTTTGAAAGTTTATTATCTCTCTGTTGAAGACAATAATTAGCTGGATAATTTCTAGCTCGTGTATCCATTATATCTTATAAAAATATTGTTTTTTATTTAATATAATTAATTAAATTGGATAATTCTATAACAGATATTTTTTTATCGAATTTTAATTGATAAAGACATTTAATAAATATATTAAAATAGTCATAACTAAATAGTAATTTAAATGCAATAAAATCATCAATAGAGACATTAGGATTTTTATTTTTAATAATTTGTATTAATTCTATAATTTTGTCATTATCTTTAATTTCTAAATAAATATTATTTATTTTATTATTAATAATAGAATCATCGAAATGTTTAATATTAAAAAATTGTAATAATTGAAGTTGATATAACATATTAGAGTCATTAATATTATCAGTAATTAGTTTGTATGTAGGTATAAAATCTAAAATTACATGATCCATTAAATATAAATTTATTAATAAATATATATTTAAATTATTATTATGAAGATACATTACATTGATCTCTAGCATATTCTCTAGATGGAAGACCACCACGAATCCATCCAGCATATTTATCAGATTCAATTTGATTAGATCCATTAGCTAATGTATTTTGAACTTCAGGGATAAGTGGATAGTTTTTATAGTTAATGTAACTAACTTCACTAGAAGGATTAACAGATTTATGATTATTTTGAATTAATTCACCTTCCCTTAAAACAGATTCCAAATTAACATTATGTCTGCCTCTTCCTAAAAAGGGAACAGTAGCGAAAGGTCTTTGTAAAAGACTAATTCTACAAGGAGGTCTAGAAATAGGAGTATGTAAAAGCTCACTATTTTGAGTAATATTGCAACCACTTATGCCGACTTGATGACTTCCATTATAGAAAACAAAGGGTTGCTGAGTAGCAAAGTCGATAGCTTTAGTCATAGGACAAGCAGGAAAAAAGTTATTTAACATGTAATTTTCAGCTTGTGAGTTTTCAATGTTAGTTTGAGTTAGAGCACAAGAATCATCATTAATATTAGTCATTTTATTAAAGGTATAATCACTGGCAATCATATATATATTTATTTAATATAAAAATTTTAATTAAATAAATATAAATTATCCACCAGGAACAGATCCTAATCTAGGTTCCCATTGAGCACAAGCTATAGGATTACCTTCTTTACATGAAATCATATCACCATAACAAAATTCAGCAAAAGCTTTTTGATCATTAGGAATAGTAGTATTAGGAGTAGAATAAAAATTTCTCATAGATTGATTGAAAACAAAATTATCTCCTAAATCTTGAAATAACCTAGATTTAATACATTCTTCTTCAGTTTTATTTTGAGGTTCAAAAGATGAAACAACAAATTTTTTAGTACTTTGATTAATATTTTCTTCTACAATAGGGTTAAAAGATGGAGCGGCAGGTTTTCTTTCAGGATCATCTTTATAATCAGTTAATTGTACATTCATTAATGGATTAATAGGAGCAGGAGGTAGATAATTTTTTTTCATAAAATCCATTGAAACAAATGATTCTTTTTCTTTTTTATTTTCTTTTTCTTGAATGTAGTGTAAAAAAATAATAACACCTAAAGTAATAATTCCAGTAA